GCTTCAGCCATTTTTATTCTCCTTTGTTGGGGTCATAGTAGCCACTATGGGGGATTGAGTAGCCAACAATTAAGACTTATTTAATTCAAGAAGTAAGTCATCTTCTATGCCTGTATTATCTACTTCATCATAATCAGTAAATACTACACCATCTTTTGCTACAAGTCTATGATTTTCATTAACAAGAGTTATTAATATAGGTTCTACTGTATCTACAAATACAGATTGTTCTGCTGTACCTACTCTTGTCCAATTATTATTTTCATAAACTGCGTGTGTTGATGTTGCTTTTGTAGAACCATATGTATACCATTTAGAGGTTGAGCCATCGCCTTGCATAACCATACTAACTTTACCACCTAATTCAACAACATCTCCAATTTTAATATCTTTAATTTTCTTAAGAGTGCCATCAGCCATTTTAAACTCAGACATTGGAGAAAAACAACTACTTCCAGGGTCATCTCTACTAGCTTTTTCTTTATCTCTATTATCTTTATCTCGTTGAGCCTGTTCTCTTTCTTCTGCGTCTTTTCTATCTTGCTCTCGTCTTGCTTTAGCTTCTTGCATTCGTTTTTGTTTAGCTTCTGAATCGCGTTTAGTTTTTTCTTGAGCTATTTTTCGTTTTTCTGCCTCAGATGCTTTTCTCTTATTGGCTGCGTCTACAATAGCTTTTTGTCTAGCTTTTTCTTCATCAGCTTCTTTTAATAGTTTTTCAACTCTAGTTTTTTCTGCGGCTTCTTCTGCAACTTTTCTAGCAAACTCTTCTTCAGCTTTTTGTTTTGCTATTAGTCTTGATTTTTGATAAGCTGCTGCTTCTGCTTCAGCTTTTTCTTGAGCTGCTTGTTTAGCTTCTGCTAAAGCTCTTCTTTTATCTGCTTCAGGACCTATAGATACACCACGTCTTTTTTCAGGGTCATCCATAAAACTGTAGTCTGTATCTAGTTCATCTCTATAATATTCCCCTGTTAAGTTTTTATTATAAGCATTTGTTAAATCCTTTTCATTAAAGAAAAATCCTGGAACTTTCATTTCTTTACCAAAAATATTTATAGTAGATTTACCACTTTTTATATAATCCATTACTTCTTGAAAAGTAAAGTTAGGATTCTCATCCATTACTTTTTGAACAGTGTTACTATAACTTTCTTCTCTTCTTTTGTTATCTTCTTCTATTTGTTTATCTTGTCTTTCACTATCTTCATCAGGTTCTGCTATATCTGAAATTACGTCATCTGAAATATTATCTGCAGGTTCAGCTTGTTTAGGTCTAAATCCTTTAGGAACTGTATAACCTGGAAGTATATTACCTCTAAAAAATGGAACATTTATAATAATGCCTTCATCATTTATATACTCTCTATATTCATCAGCTACAGGAGGTATAAATACATCAAAAGGAGGTAAAGGGTCAGTAGGAGCATCTACAGGAGTATTGTCTTGTATAGGTGATACATAAT